CCGGGGACACAAGGATTTTCAGTCCTTTGCTCTACCAACTGAGCTATGGCACCAACTTTCACAAATCGCGATTTATCATTTGCGGGTGCAAAGGTAATACTTTTTTCTGGTTCCTGCAAATTTTTCGGGAAATTTCTTTCAAAAAAAGATAAAAAAGTCTATTTTTGTTGGTGTTGTCCATTATTTAATGTACCTTTGCAGCAGATATCGGGATTTAGCGCAGTTGGTAGCGCACGTCGTTCGGGACGATGAGGTCGCTGGTTCGAGTCCAGTAATCCCGACGAAAAGCCGGTAAATGTGCCATAAACACTGAGGATTTACCTCAGTCGGTGCCAAAATGGTCGGTACAATTTCGGTATCACTCCTATATACATTATTAATAACAGGCTATATCTGAGAAAAATTAAAGATATGGCTAAAAAAAATTATGCTCCAAATTCGAATGACACAGTACTTAGCAGTGTCATTGGCTGGAAACCACCAGTTTTTCACCAGGCATCTGAATGTTATATCTCCTTCATGGCCTTTGATCCAGGCATCAACCGCATGAGGAAGAAAAAAATCATGCTCGATCATGTTAAGGGCAAGCGGAACCAGCGCGCCTATGCCGACCAGATTATCAAGAATCTCACAGAGAAGCTCATGGCAGGCTGGAATCCTTGGATTGAGGCTCTGCAGCCTCTGGAATATACGAAGTGGGAAGACGTTCTCGAGAAATATAAGGCTTATCTAACAAAAATGTGCAATGAGGGAAGTATGCGTGAGGAGACTTACGTTGACTACAGCAGCCGTGTCCGTATCCTAGAAAAATGGAAGAAAGAAAAAAACATAACTCTCAATTTTTCTTATCAATGGGACAAAAGTAATGTGAGTAAGTTTCTGGACTACATTTTCATCGACAGGAATAATACAGTATTGACTCGCAATAACTATCTTGCCTGGACTAAGAGTTTCTCCGCTTATCTGTTAGCTCGAGGCTATATACCAAAGAACCCAACAGAAGGTTTGGAACGTATCAAGAACAGACAGAAGAAAAGCAGAGATGTCATACCGGATTGCACTATGCAGCTCATCAGAGATTATCTGATGGAGCATAACAGGCACTATCTGCTGGCGTGTGAAATCATTCACTACCTCTTCATCCGCCCTCGAGAGATGTCCTATCTCAGAATCTGTGATATTCATATCAAGACTCAGACACTCACTCTGCATGGTGAGAACACTAAAAATGGTAATGATGCTGTGATTACGTTGCCGACTCATGTCATCAAACTCATGATGGAACTCAATATCTTCTCACACCCAGGGCAGGACTACCTCTTTTCTGACGGGTTCTGCCCCGGACCAGAAAGAAAAAATGAGAAAATGTTCAGAGACTACTGGACTCGTGTCCTGAGGAAGGAACTGAAGCTCTCACCTCGGTTCAAGTTTTACAGCTTGAAAGACACTGGCATCACCAATATGCTGCGGGCCAATGCCGACGTCTTGTCGGTCAGAGACCAGGCGAGACACTCATCCATACTCATCACAGACATCTATACGCCTAAGGATATACAGACGGCGAATGAGTATATCAAGAACTATCAGGGTATCCTATAATATAATAAGGTGGAGAGCTAACTGCTCCCCACCTTATTATATATATTATGATAGCATATAAAAATATCCCGTGTAAACTGGCTCGATGGCATCGTCCTTTACTTCCATCTCTATCTTCTCGCACACAAATTTCTTGTTGCGGATGATGTATATCTTGGAAGGGTCCGGTATGACATCTGACTTGAACTTGACTTCCATGCAATTTCGATTATCAATTTTGATAACTGAATTATGGAACTTACCAAGTGATATGACACCTGTATTGGTAGAATTCAAAGACAGAGAGAATAATTTTGTGTCCCCTATAGAACTAACTCCTGCATACTGATAATCAGTATTAATGCGGTAATCGGTTATAAACATAGGCCACCTCGACTTATTTCCAACCCAAGAAATATGGCCATATGGCTTGTCATACGCCTGCACTTTGCCTGGCAGAATGAAGAAAACACTCATGACCTCCTCTTCATCTTCGCTTTCTTCCATGCTCGACTCATCATCTATGGCATCCTGTACGGATATGTAGCTATATCCGTCATCATCAACATCGCACTCCTTGGAATCCGCTTCCTTGTCATTAGGTATTGACAACAGGCAACGCTTCTCGTAGTGATTATCTTCTCCTAAGAATGCTGTCTTGAAATTGATATCTTCTACAACTTGCGCTGCTGGAGAGATGCAGAGATCAACGTAATCATCGGAGTTCTGGTCTCTGATAAGCGGTGACCAGTAACCTGCCAACTGCCAGGTCTTGGTATTGTCCTCCTCTACATATATGTAATAGCTGTAGAAGTGCTCGATGATGGTCTGTCTCTTCTTCTTCTCGCTCCATCCCTGTGTTGTCAAGGCGAACTGGTTGCTCTCGCCAAAATAATCTACGCTTTTGACAATATTGAAGTTTCTGAACACCTTCTTGGAGATGCTCTCATAGCTACCTCTATTGACTGAATCATCTAGCTTATACTCCAGGTTAGCGGTTGATGAAGTACTGAAAGAACCGTCCTCGTCATAGTCTGCCGAATATTCATCCAGTGGTTCTATCTCAATTGAATCTACAGAACTCAACTCTGAGGAACTGATGACGCAGCAGGTCTTCTGGGCTTCATCGAAGTAGATGGAGGCATTGAAGAATTTCCGGAATTCTTCAATGAATGTATAAGATGACCAATGTGGAAGCGCCCTGCGCAGTTCACGAGTCTTGTAGGCCGAAGCTATATATAGCTGGTCCCACGGCTTGCAGTCGAAGTCGTTGCGCTTGAGAGTGTATCCTTCATATTCTACCACTTTGCGGAAGATATACATCAAGCTTGGCTGAACTGCCAGGTTCATGATAAATGGTGCATTGTAGCCGATGAACTGCTTTGTTTTATCCACCCCAACAAAATTTGCGATTAGGTCGTTCGTTTCGTCTCTTACTGGCATGAAGCACCATCTACCTTCCGCTCCCAGGAACTCCGAATGATTTTCATTCAGCCTGTAGATGTCTTTAATCTTCAGCTGGTTTTTAAATCCCTGAGAAAAACCTTTATCAATAGTATAACCAGGTTTATCAGCTGTGCCGAATGGAATCTCATCGATGTAGTGCTTGGTCATGCGGTCATTGAATTTGATGCGTGACTTGCCTCCGACTATCTGCAGTTTGATCTCTTTCTCATTCACGGAGAGTATGGTACCGACACCACTCATGATGAGCTGGCTGTTACAGAACAGTTTGCAGTCATCGTATTTGTCGATGTTCTTCTTGACCTCCAGTCGCGAGACATTCTTAAATATGACACGGTTCTCTAGGATATTCATGGGGAAGGTGATGTCATAGGTGTACTCACCATCATCGGTGACATACTGGTTAGCGTATGTCACCTTGATGGATGATGTAGAAATGGGATAGGCCTTATGGCCATTGATGATGCATGTTATCATATTCCACTACTTATTGTTTAAAATGCGCTGATAATCCTGCAGTCTGCGGTGCAGACCTCTACGACCAGATATCGGAACCTCGACCTCAATGCCATCGTCAAGAGTCTGTGTCAGACGGCTGACGGCTGCATTGACACCATCGAGGGACTGGCGTACTTCGGTGTTGTCATTATTAACATTGACTACAGGAGCCACCACGGCACTGCCGCCCTGTCCCAGAGAACGTGTTATGTCATCAGCGGTCAACGAGCCAACTGTATTAGAGCGCTGTGCCCAGTCGATTAGGTCAAGAGCTGGACGGATGGATGAGTTGTTGACGGCATTGTGATTAGCCACGAACTCGCCTTCATGTACGACTCCTGCCTCCTTTCGGTAGCGGTTACCTCCGGTATATCCTCCCTCATAGTAACCTGCTGCCTCTGCCTGGTGCTGCTTCTTGATGGTTGCAATCTGCAGCATACCTGCTGCGGTTGCCATGCCGGCAGCGATAGGAGCCATGACCCAACCAGTGACAGGGATGCTGGCTGCTGATGAGTAGGCATTGATGGCTGCCATGGCAGTTGATGCGATTGCCTGAGCAATCTCAATCTTCATGGACTTCTTGTTGGCCTTAGACTTGGCAGCGGCTAACTCCTTGTCACGCTTCTCCTCCAACTTTTTCTTCTTTTTCGAGTTGTTGCCAGCTGCAGCAATCTGCTTCTCGTAGTTCTTGGAGATTTTGGCTTGCTCTAGGTCTGAGCATGCCTGAGCGTATGCTGATGCAGAAGAGAGTATATTGTTGATGCCATTATATGCAGCAGAAGTCTGCTGCACCATGTTATCGAGGAAGTTGGCGGTGACCTGCGCCTTCGCCTGCATGTATGCGGCATGGTTCTGCTTGTCGTTACCATACAACTCCTTCAATTTCTCCATTGTGTTCTGGTAGTTTTGAATCTGTGAGGAGAAGTATCCACCCAAAGTTGTATTGCCGGTCGACTGGGACTCACCTGCAGCAGCTCTGGCGCTGTTGACCATCTCTGATGACTTATCATTAATCTTCAGCTGAGCGCTACCAGCACCATGATCATCTGCATCAATCTGCGCTCTCTGGGCAGCAAACTGCTTGGTTATCTCCAACTTCATCTGCTGATATTCCTCCTCCTTGATCAATCCCTGCTTGTAGAGATTGTCAAGGCCATTGGTGTACATGGTCTCCTGAGCCTGCAGGTCTTGTTTGCCGAACTGCTGACGCAACTCCTTCAGTTGGTTCTGGTATGACTCCTGCATCTGCAGCTGGTGGTCGAGCTCAGCCTGTTCCATCTCAGCCTTCAGATCCAGCCACTCCTCGCTGCCCTCTCTGTCTTTGTAGAGTGCAAGACGTTTTTTCATGGCTTCGACATCATTCTTATATAGGGCTTCATTGAGAGCGATATCATTCTGATAGATCGCTGAACTGGCATCATTGTACTGAGCTTTGATGCTAGCCTCCTTCTGGAGGCGTTCACGCTCAATGGTCTGCTCATTCATTTTTTGAATTGCAGCATCATGCTGCTTGACAACATTGACCTGGTTGTCAAGTAACTGCTTGTACTCATTGCTCTCAGCACCATACAACTGCTTCAGCTTGGCAAAACCCTTAATTTGGATGCTCTGTCTGTCATCGATGAACTGCTGATAGGTTATCTTGCCTTCTGCATAGGCTTTGGCGTTGTCTGCCATCAGTTCGTTGGTCTCAGCCTTGATGCTATCGGCTGCCTGCTTCTGCTTGCGCTTGGCTTCTGCCTGTCGCTTGCGTGCCTCGGCTGCAGCTGCCTTCTCTGCCTTGGCACGAGCCTTGCGCTCTTTGTCAGAAGCTTGATGAGTGCCGGTTGTTCTCTTCTGCTTAATGATGGTACCATCATTGGCCTTGCCATTGAAGCCATTGTTGCGCCATGGTTCCGGATCATAGATTTCGAAGTGCTGGGACTCCAACTCATTAATCTTGGCCATGAGTTTCTGCTGATACTGTTTTTCTCGCTCGATATCCTGAAGAAGCAGGTCCTTGTGTTCGGCTACGAAGTTTAGTTTCTGGGTCTTGCCACCTGCAAATGGGTTGAGGCGATCCCAAAATCTCTTCCAGTAGCCTCGATTGTCGTTATCTCCCTCTCCTAACAGGTCTTCTGCCTCAGCCTGCTTAGCTATAGACTCAGCCAGCTTCTTCTGCAAGCCATCGATGACGATCTTCTTCTTCATCATGTCGATGTACGACTGAATCTGCCTTGTTGCCTGACCTGTGCGAACAGCCTCTTCAGTAATGTTGCCCAGGTGCTGACTCATCAGCTTGCCGTTGAGTTCCTCCAGTGCAGCCTTGCGATCGGACTCGGCACTGGTATTTGACTGGATAGCAGATACCAGGCGCATGATGGATGCCTCCTCTTCTGCTGCCTGCTTGTTGGCATCTGTCACGGCATCATTGTAGTCACGCTGAGCCTGCTCAGCTGTTCTCGTCTTTTTAGAGAGTGTGACGATTGCGGCTGTCAGACCGGCAACAACAGCTATCACGGCTGTGATAGGGTTGGCCAACAATACCTTGTTCCACAACATCTGCGCTGCGGTGGTCAGTTTTATCTCACGTGTCAACGCCATCTGAACAATTGCCATGGTCTTGAGAGCAGATGTCTTGAGCCCCACAAGGACGAGATGCGCCTTTTCGCGTAGAATCATGATGTTGAGCCATGCCATCTGCGCCTTGTCTGCTATCAACTTTGCCTTAGATACTGCAGTATAGGTGACGATGGCAGCTGTCAGCACAATTAATATGCGCCAATAATCTTTGACGAAGTCAACGAGTGTTGAGAGTGCTCGGACACCTAGACTGGCTGCAGATATGCAATATCGTGCTGCAGGATAGAGTTTCTGGCCCAGTTCGATGGAGAGATCCAGGAACTTCTTGCTCGCCTTGTCAAGTTGAGCCTGTACATTTTCGTTCTGTGTTTCGAACTCATTGAGGACGGATGTGCCTTCGGAATATGCTTCGCTTGCCAGGTCCTGGGCAGTCTTGATGTCATCGAGCTTGTCTGCGAGGACGGTGAGGACACCTGTCGCTCTGGAACCATCCATCTTCATTTCCTCGAACAAAGGTGCGAGGTCTGCGAATCCACCCTTGGCTCGCATGGCTGCCAGGAATTGGAGGAGTGCGCCATTGGCGTCCTCCTTTAACGTCTTTGCGAATTCCTTGACATTTAGACCTGCAATCTGAGCAAACTTTGCGGAGTCCTGGAACATTTTTGCCAGAAGGTTCTGCACAGCTGTTGCTGCCGTTTCATCTTGCTGCATGTTCTGGTCAAGGACAGAAGCAAGACCCATGATCTGAGCCTGTGTAAAGCCTGCCTGCTTGCCAACACCTGCAACACGGGCAGTGAAGTCAACCAGATAACCGGCAGAGGCAGAGGAATTCTGAGCCAGCTCATTGACTGCAGAACCAGTCGCCAACATGGCACCTCGCAGACCCTTGGTTTTGTCTTCGCCGAACATCTGGGCGAGTTTACCGATTTGGGAGACGGCTTTATCGCCGAGATCATCACCGAGGGCGACATTGATTTTATCGGCTCCATCGACGAATTCCTCAACTGCAGCAGTCGAGGTGATGCCGAGTCTTCCGGCATCTTCGGCCAGTTGGTTGAGCTTCTGGCGAGGTGTGCGGGTATCCATCTTCTTGAAGTCTTCGTTCATGCGCTCAACCTCCTCGGCTGCCTGACCGGTATATTTGCGGACGTTGGTCATCTCATCATCCATCTTTGCATATTCCTCTACGCATTTCTTGACGGTGAAGGTGATGCCGGAGATGGCAGCGACGGCTCCCAGGGCGATGCCCTGCATGCGGTTGAACCAGTCCGCAGAGCGCTTGATCCAGGACTCCTGAGCAACTCCCTCGGCTCTGACTGCCTGCAGTTCTGCCTTCAGCTGCTTCGCCTTCAGCTCCATCTGCTTGAACTGCTCGGTACCACGCTCCATGCCCTTCATCTGTTGGTTGATAGCCTTGATGGAGTACTCCAGGTCACGGATGGATGTGGTCTTGAGGTTGGACATGGTGTTATTGACCAGCTGCATTTGTCTCTTGGTCTCCTTGATGTCCACATTGGTGCTGTCTATCTCCTTGTCATATTGCTGCATGAGGGTGACCACCTTCTGCTCACTCTGGCGGATGCGCTCCAGTTCTGCCTCTACCAGCTTCAGCTGCGAAGCTCGAGAGGCGTACATGGTAGATGTCGGGTCGTAGTCAGCCATTTGGCTACGTAGCTTGGAAGCTGTGAAGTTGAGGTCATTGATTGACGCATGCTTTAGGTTTGACACCGTTGCGGTCATGCGTCTTGCTTCCTCATCAGCCTTGCGTGTTGCGCCCTTCAGTGCAAGCATCTGCTCCTTGACCTTGGAGAGTTGAGCGTCCAATTTTGCGAAGTCTGAAGGATCTGACGCTGCCTTCATTTGCCCCTTCAGATGTCTAGCAGCCTTCTCCAGCTGTCCGAGGCTTGCACTAGACAGGTTGTCGAGTGTCTCCTTGACGCTCATGGTTGAGTTCTTGAATTGCTTCATCTCTCGCTCTGCGGCCTTCAGATCTTTCGCAAGAGATGCGCCTAAACGGGAATCGCCCGCCGAGAAGGCATCTTGTTTTGCCTTCTTCAGACGAGCGACTCTGTCCTCTAACTCTTTGAGTCGGTTTTTTGCCTCCTCTGAGTTGAGCTTGATGACTGTTGTATATACCTCTTGTCTTGCCATTATCGGGTGACTTGTATATAGCTGTTATATAATATGTTGGAATGGGGATTGAAGTTGATGACCTTGATGTCATAGCCTCTGGTGCCCCATCGCCACCAGAGGAATCTGTGCTTGTACTGTCTGTAGACGATGGTCTGGAGACTGTCTCTCGCCCTGTATGTCAAGATGGAGTCTGCCGTGTTGAGACGGAGACTAAGCCATCGGTCGCTGTAGGTATAGACTGAATCGCTGCGGTCAGTCTTGACCGTATCAGCAGTACTCAGACTCGTGCGCTGGTCTGCCATGACCTGGCCAAGACGAATGTCCAGGTCATGGAGCAGTTGGCGGTCGTAGGCTTGAAGTTTGTACTCCTCTTCCTTCATCTGCAGCACCTGCTGCGTGATGACCGTGAGCGAGTCTCGGATGGTGTCTCGCTCGGCTGGAGCATACTGAAGTTTCAGCCCATTGAGCTGTTCTATCAGTTCCTGCTCCGCTCGCTGCTGTCGATGGTCAAAAATCCAGAAGCAGGCGATGATGACCAAAATCACCGATATGGCCATGATGATTGACTTGAGATGTTTCTGCATAATCCTTGATTTTAAATGTCAGCATACTCAGGAATAGCGTCGAAGCATGGACACTCCTTGATGCGCTCCCATGGATCGACCACTCCATTGTGGTTCTTGTCAGGCGAGATGTCACGATGTCCCATGATTTTGGCATCAGGGTAGCGTTGGCGTAACTCCTTCAAGAGTTGACGAAGTCCAGCCTTCTGCTCTTCTGTTCGGTTGTCGATAGCCTTGCCTGTGCGGGATATTCCACCCATGTACGCAACGTTGACTGAATCGAAATTGTGCCCCTTGACTCCATTGGACGGCAGGTCTTCTGTCATGAGCTGCGTGCGTTTGCCATCTGCGGTAACGACCCAGTGGTAGCCTGGATAATGCCAGCCTTTGTCTCGGAACTCCTTGAGCAAGGCATCGACAGACCATGACTGTCGGCTTGCTGTACAATGAACGAAAATTTTCTTAATCTTGCGTGCCATTTTTGTTGTTGAAATATTTATTGATAATGTCTTTAACTCTGGTGTCAAAAGTCAGTGCGAAACCAAAGACGGTTGCCACGTAAACCAGACTCTGCCCAAAGTACCACAAGACGTTAGACGTGACGTCGTGGGACATAAAAAAGCTGATGTACACGAGCACAATGCCAGCAAGCAGAACTATGCCAGCAGAGCTGTAGTGTATCCAATCCTTGGTATTTCTCTGCATATCTGTACCTGATTAAATCTGGCACAAAGGTACAGATAATATAAGAAATATAAAAATACGGCAGGAAGAACTATTGCCCTCCTGCCGTATCTGATAACTATGAGATATCTCTGTCGAGTAATTCTCTGGCCATCTGCTTAGCCTGCTCTCGCCACTCCTGGAATACCTGGTACTCTGTCTCGTGCTCCTTGTTGCCGTCGCCGTGGTTGCACAGGATGGCTTCGACATCGCCCTGACTGTACTTAGTACGAACCAGACCATTCACGAACTCGCGATAGCTTGCCGACTCAGCCTCAATTTTAGTGGAGCCGTCAATCTCTGTCCCCTCATAGCTGTAGGCTGTCACTGTCTCACTATCGCCATCAGACTCCGACATGGTGGTGTCTGGGTGATAGTTTTCTACTTTCTGCTCACTCAGGAACAGAAGAAAATGCTTGCTGTCATATCTCAAGTATGACATGCGGCAAAGATAAAATTTCTTGTGCATCTAGATAAACTTATAGAATTTCTTTCCAAACTTGTTGGTGAGTTCCGCTGCAACGGTGTAGAATCCCTTTTCCAGCAGCTCCCACTCCTTGCGTGCCTGGTCAACCAGAATATCTGAGCCAGTAAAGAGCCACCACGACTCAGGTTGCCAAACTGGCTCCTCAATCTCATCGCCATGTTCATCGAGTTGTCCTGTCTTCCGGACGTGATCGATGAAACGGAAGCGGATGGCGAGGCGGTCCTTAGGCACCTTCTTTGTGACTATGTGCTTGACGCCCTGGTCATCAACTTCTTCAACCTGCTCCATCTTGAAGTCGACTCTCGACTTATCTATCTTGTAATCCTCTATGAGGATGAGGAACTTGTCATAGTCCTCAATGTTGTGGCACAGGATATCGCCTGGATGCTTCTTCTGTGCCATGCTCATGCCCTCGAAGGGAACCTCTCCCTTGCGAGCCTTCACAATCTGACCATACTTTTTCATACCGATTTTATTTAATAAGTTTTTTGTATCTGCGTGTTTGGCTAGGCCAAGCCTGGATGCTGCCTTGCGCCGGATCTGTTCATCGCTAAGTCCACGTTTGCGCAATCTTGCAACCTGGGCACAGAGTGCCTGCTTGGTGCGCTTGCGCAAAAGAGCATGGTCGGCAAAGATCTTCTGTCCACAGAAGTCTATGCCGTCACATGTACGATGAATATTCCAACTCTTATTGATGCTCAGCTTCCAGTCTCTAGCCAAGTGCATGACTGCAAGCTCCGCCATAAGGCGTAAGAAGACCTTATCTTCATGCATGATGAAGAAATTGTCCATGAATCTATAATAATGTTTGAGCCCCTCGCGGCAAAAACGGTCGAAGCGCTCATTGAGGGATTTTACCCCCCCACATTTAAAACGATAGCTTGCTGCTCCGAGCGGCATGTGAGGAGCATGTCCGTGACGTAGCGAGCCTGCCAATAACCGTGTTTTTCGGGGTCTTGGAGTATGTCGAAACACCGCATGGCGAGATAGTCAAACCTCGCCAGAAACAGTTGCCCCAAAAGTTGTGTAAGCTTGACGCCCAGTACAATGCCATTGGCATAGCTGTCAACGACCTCGTCGATGAAAGCAAGTAGCTTGCGATCCTTGATATACAACCTGTACTCTCTCTTGAGCAGATTATGCTCAACATTTTGGAAATAATGATGTATATCCATGGGCAAGCAATAGAATGTCTCCTTCTGTGGCGAGGTATAGATATCCTGCTTGATAATCTTGTAGAAGAAATGCGTGCCACGACCCTTGGTACCAGCTGGACTGTTGAAAGGAATCTTGGCTCTCAATTTATCTTCACTGGTGTGCATGGCTGCATGCTGAATGACATGATCGCCAACAGGCAACTTATTGACTATGCGATGCTTGGGTTTTTCAACTTGCTTGACCTCATAGTCTGATGTATGCCATGTCTGATTGACATATGCATTTAGCAGGGCTTGAAGATTTGACTCAAACTCTGCCTCAAACGCTTGAACTGAGAGACGGGACTTCTTGTGCCGGGAAAAATCAAAAAATGCTTCACGAAAATTTTGCAAAGTCTCAACCGCCTGTGAAATGTTACCTAACCTCTTCACTTGCTTTAAAATTTTATGTATATAAAAAAAGGTCGGTGTCTGATAAATGTCGGTGTCTGTGTCTGTTGTCTGCTTTTATGATGTCCTAACTTTCGACCGGATGACCCATTGTCATCATCTACTAGCTATTCTGCTAAAGTGTATGTTTTGCCATGAGGCAAGGCCTGACTCCCGAAATCTCTGCAGCTAAGCAAACTAACCTGCAGTATCTTGTTAAGTTGAGGGCCGCACCGTAGTTCACATTGGAATCCGAGACAGCATTGTTCACGTTGAGCGTCGAAAGACCGCATTGACCACCATTGTTAGCGTTGCCACCGCGAAGACACAGGCGAAAACCGGCGCAGGAATCACAGCCTGGTTTGAAAACCGCCTGCAAAGGTACTGAAAAAAATCGGAATGAAAGAATGTCAAAGAGCGAAATTTCAAAAAAAAATCGACCGCCCAAGGGCGGTAGGGTTTGCTCGCTACGCTCGCAGGGTGCTCAGGATTGCCCTTGGCTCCGCTTGGGAACCTTGGTCAATCCTGCACACTCCTGCTCACGCCAGCACACCTCTGAACACTTTAGGCCGCCTCGTAATACACTGGTTCCAATGACCACTCGGATGCTGCTTCGCAGAGGGCCGCACCGCAGCTCACATCGGAATCCGAGACAGCATTGTTCACGAGGAGCGCCGAAAGACCGCATCGACCACCATCGCTAGCGTAGCCACCGCGAAGACACAGGCGAAAACCGGAAGTAGCGCCTGAGTTATTCCAGAAATAGCCAGTCGAATAGGTTGACTCTGTAGCACCAATCTGCGTACAGAAGTTCTCCAGATGTTCCATCGACAAGGTCTTGATAAATCCTTCACCACCGCCAGGTGACTTGCTCAACGCCTTCATGCCGGTAGCATTGCCGATAGTCCAGGAGCCGTAAATAGACGGAGCGACCAGGTGGGTCATGGTCTTGTCACTATTCACCTGGCAGAACTCATCATCCATCATTCGCCAGAGATTGCCGAAGCCGTTCTTGTAACCGAAGAAACATGGAATCTTGGCATTATAGACCGTTGTGCCTGCGTCATTCTTAACTGCATAGGATGCTTCTCCGCATGAATCGCCCAACTCGATGCCTGCGCTCATAGGTGCGACAGGTCTGTAGTCGTTGTATGACTCCCAGTTCGGCATCTGCGTCAAGCCTGCTCCGAGTCCACCTTGGAAGAGACCGTTGGCATCCTTGTTGGCATTGACTGCATCCTGATCATAATGAGTGCCGAAGATGACACTGAACAGAATTGCGACAATGGAAGTATGTCGCATGGTTGTGCAAAGCCAACCCTTGCCGTTCTTACGTGCTGCAGCTCTGAACTGCTCTGTAGTCATAGCGGTAGCAGGTCTGCCCAGCAACGTATTGTTCTTGCCATCATAGGTAGCATTGTTGTCGCCACCACGGTAGTTAGCAGCATCGTTGATGTAACTAACCAGGCGTCCGGTACTACGCTCAATAGTGGCGAAGCCCGCTGCAGAAAGACTGCCGATTGGTATCTCGAGATTGTATTCACCTGGTATTGGCTTGATGCCAATCTGCTCATAGTGCAATCCGCCAATATCCTTGATGACAACGTAGAATTTACGTCCCCAGCCCCACTGATAGTGACCCTCTGTACCATCCAGTCTTGCCGGTTCACCAGTAGCATATCTGTGGTGATCCTTGCTGTCGAGCTTCCTACGGCTGTGGTCATTTTTGACCAAGTATGCGCCAAGTCCGAGGATGTATGGCAATTCCTTCAGCAATTCAAGTGAGCCAATGTATGATGCCGCCTTAGGCGTTGCGTTATTTGTGTCCCACACTCTTCCGCACCAGGCATGCTGACCTACAGCAAGGTCAGCCTTAAGCGCATCCATGCCAATTCTAGTGACATTGCCATTTTGGTCTGCCAGCAGCACGCTCTGGTTGCTGTTGGCGGTTGTGACTTTCGTCACGGTGTTGAATTTTTTACCTTCCATTTCCAGCTATTCTAATTTTTGATTATTTTCTACATTATTATATACCCATATTGTGTTACCATCCTGGTTCGTACCGATGAGTTCACACCACCCATAAAATTCTATGGTAGTCTCTCTAGCTAACGAAATATCCATGCTTGCCGGCATGAATACATCTTTTGTCTGCTCGCCCTTAAGTACCGTTGGCAGTGTACTGCGCGTTATGATAGGATTGAAGGCCACGATGCGCATGGACTCTCCATCTTTCAGGTGTGGTAGGACATATGTACCCCAACCACGGATAAAAGAGCCATTGATGACACTAGTGCCATCAGTAACCGTATTTTCTTTGTATCTCAGTCTTCCGACAGAGACATCTCCAGAAACGCTGACATTCTGGAATATGCCACCCTTGCAAACGAGATCGCCGTCCTTAGCTCTGAAGACAACATTTCCGTCCTTATCCTTCATCTCGATTGTTCGGACACCTAATTTTTCTACAATCTGAAATTGCGATAAGATGAGATTGGCGACAACCATTTCAAAAGGGCTTCCAAGTCGCCAGTAGCCATTGTTGGTATCCTCGTCACTGCCGGGGTAATTGGTTGCAGACTTGACGTGACTCTTGATGCAGCTATAAAAACCGGAGTCGTAGAAGACAACATCCTTCCACTCCTCGCCTGCAGCACCTGCCTGGAAACTGTAGCCATTGCCGCAGTTAGACCAAGACTGCGGTCCTCGAAGTGTTGCTCCTGTCTCTCCCTTAGCTCCAGGTTCACCATCTTCAACGGTAATTATAGGTACCTTATATGTATAGGATATCCCATCTACTCCAACTAATATGTTTAGCGCATCGTTGACTATAGTATTTTTTTCTATAGTTATAAGTAAGCGTCTCCCTTTTTTATATTTGACACTACGCATGCTGACGCCTGTAGTATCTTTGGTCAAGTCACAAGATACAATACAGCCTTTTTCCATGCCAGCTTCGAATGCCTGCACGTCGATGCTATAAGATCCGACGAATTGAGACTTCTTGTGAACGATAGTCGACATGGATAGTTGTATGTTGATGGCATCCTTGCCGGCAGCACCATGGCACATCGGTGTGGACACCTTCTCACTTCCATCGGTGTAGTAGAAGTGTGTCCGGCTCCAGATATAGTAGCCCTTGCGCCACTGAGGAGCAGTTGTCTGCCAGCCCTCTGCCGGTGCAGTTGTCTGACTTGTTGACTCGGCATATTCCAAGTCAGTGTTGGATATGCCGACACCGACTCGGAGAAACTTAATCACTCTAGTGATAACACTCATAGGCTATTTAACGGATTGAATTGTTAATGCAACGTTGCCGTATCCTGCGTGTATGCAGTCTGCTCTCGTCACAGCGAACGAACTCAACTGAACAGTTGGCTTGCGTGACGCCTCAGTATTGAGGACAACACCTGACCCTGACTTCAGAGTGAAATAGAACTTCGTATCTACCGTCTCCGACTTGCCTCTGACAACCAACCTCGGTGTATAGGTCACAGTACCATTGCCTGCCTCGTCCTCACTGATAGACTCATCGGCAGGTGTCGGGTTCGGCTCAATATCGAACGGATCCGACGCATCGATGACTGTGACAAAGTCGAATCCAAGAAGATGGTCCTTATCCATGGCCTGGTTATTGTAGACCTCTACCATGTACTCGCGGGTGCAATCGACCTCTGAAGCCTTAACTGTAATGGTCTTACCGCTTGCTCCTGTAATCTGCTCCCAGCCAGTGATACTGTTGGTTGCACGGTACCATTTGTAGTAGAGGCCAGTCTTAATGGTATCATTGCCCTGCGTTGCCTTAGCCTCGAGCTGACAGCTGTCATCCTTGCTGCTGAGTATAAAGTTGTGCGTATCATTCTCTGGAGCCTTGATGGTCACTCGATAGGCTACGCCAGTATAGGGACCAACCGGTATCTCATAGACAGCCTGTACACTATCGGTAATCTCCTGCTGGTTGGATCTCTCGGATACCTTGCCGATCATCTTGATGTTGATGGCAGTATAATTGGATGCCTTGACCAGGTTGTTGCATATCTTCAACCCCCAATAGAACTGCGATGCACTTGGTCTGATAATCTCGAAGAGACCATCGAAGAGGCCGGTTGATTTGCCTGCGCTGTTGAACGGTATCTCAGTCTCGTTGAAGAAAAACTGCATGGAAACAGGTGTCGTGACACCGTCTGCAGCCCTCGATGAGATGACTACGAAATAGAGCTTAGGCTGTGACTGCGAGAAGTCGGGATAGACGGTAACGACGTCGCCGTTCTTCTGGTACTCCTGGTAGAGATCCCCATCAGGAGACTGGATTGACGGCGTGAAAGTGCCCATCTTCTGCAGGAACGTGATGTTGACTGATTTGCTAGCACTACTCATCCCTTGCCTCCTCTCTCATGATGAATCTGCTGTCTATAGCAACAGGCAGTTTGTTGCACACTTCGCGTCCTGCTCCTTACGGGGCTGTCTGGCCATCCATAGCGATAGCGCCAATCTTGGACAGCGTCTCCTCGAATACGATAGGATCTCCAAGCGGCAGGATGTCCTGGCACCAGAGAATGAAGTTGCCGTCTGGAAGTTCTGTTCTGTCCTCGGTCAGCTGGAGAAACTCCACGACCTTGCGGTTTGCCTTGATGTATCTTTCCATATTTTTTAAATGATTATTAGTGAAAAATAAACGGATTGCCGTCCGCATCCATGAACACCTTGCCGTCTGCATCCATGGCCAGAGCCAAAGGAGCCAGATCTTTGACTTCTAACGCGAGTATGGCTCCCCTGTTCGGATCCAGCAGTTCTGTAGAAACACTCGGTGTCATGCCATGGCCTACGAGGACAGCATTCTCAAAGTGTACCGAATTATTCGGTGCCATCCACCAGAGCACCTGCAGTTCTCTTGTAGGGTCTGCAATATCGCCGATATTGTCGAAGATGGTAGCCTTGGCCTTGACCTGCTTGGTATCTGGCAGCACCTCGTCTACGACGTCAATCATGTCGTAATCGTAGAACGGAATTCTCCTGACGATGTTGACTATCTTGAATGGGGTTGCATCGTTGAGCTCTACGCTTGCCGGATTGCCTGCAGCAGAGTATCTGGCTCTGCATCTGATGCAGATGCGCTTGCCCATGAGAGAGCGGTCTAGCGTAACGGATGCACCATCATCGGATATCTTGATCTCCAGGTCATCTGCAGTAACTGCGGAGAACTGTCCACGACTCCGGAGAAGTTCCCAGACGAACTGGCGCTTGTTCTTGGCGCACTCCTCTGATCCGAGGCGCAGGGATGCATTGATGACCTGCTTGTCGGTATCACGGAGTGGGTTGTAGTAGCGGTCACCACTTGACAGCAGGAGCGTCGGCTTGTAGATGGTCGCATTCTTGCAGTTGATGGAGTAGTCCATCGTAATTTTGCGCACCTCGTTGGTTCGGGTGTCCAGGTACTTCGCCTTGAAGCGGAGCAGTATCGGCTTCTGCGGTGCTGCGTTGATGTACCAGAGCAGTTTGCCGGCATCATTGCCTGACGATGTGATGACATACTTCTTGGGTGTCGTAACCAGCGCATTGCCCTCCACTCCGTTTTCCACTCTGTACCAGGCGATGTCTGTCAGCTCGCTGTTGACACGTCCACTCGGGAGTATGCCATCTCGGTCAATGATGCTGATGACCGGCTGCAAGGCGCATGGCGTCAGCCTGTAATCAGGAGAATACTCATCCTGATCAGCATCATAGGTCTGTTCGAGCGGAACGCTGCCTGACACGGACTTGGAGTAGTGTACCTGCAGAGGCGTGTACTTGATGTCTAATCTTTTGTATTTCATTGTTTATATGTTATTAAACACATTCCAGTGTGATGGAATCTTGGGCGACCTCATCGCCCAGGCCATCACGAAGTGTAACAGTTGCCGTGAACCTGATTTTGGCCGGAACGCCCTCGCTATCGACGGAGAGGTCTGACTGGGTCAGAACTATAGCCTTGCCCGCCTTGGAGTCGACTTCGAGTGCCCAAATGTTGTCGCTGGTTACTCTTTGCACACCAGCCTTGTTCTCGGTGTATCTTGTCCAGGCTACGTCGCTGTCGAGGATATCCGAGGTAATATCCTGGCCGTAGAGCGTAGCAACGACAGTCAGCGGAGCCCGGAAGTTGTCGAAGTCATAAATCGTCTCGTCTTCGAGAAAGTCAATGGTGAAGGCAGGATTGCCCTCTATCATCGCCCAGTCGGTATTGTTCCACCTTGGTGCGGTGTGGGTGCCGCTCTTCTGGCATCGCCACTTGCAGCCGGTGTACCACACATCGGAGGTCTCGTATTTGCCGGTATCCGGATTGAGCGCTGAACAGAAATATTCTGCCGCCTCTGACCATGGTCCCCGGTCTATATAATCGACTATCGGCTTGCCATGGTAGTCGATCTGTATGATGTCCTGGGTGATGATGCCGGCTGCATAGAGATAATCCCTGCCCTTGACGATGGGAAGGTCGAGCGACTTGACGAACTCAGGCATGTCGCCGAAGACCATGCCGTAGTTGTAATCATCCAGTATCGGCTTGGTGACGCCCGTCAGCTTGACTATGCGCCCCTCGGAACTGGAGATGTAGAAACAGCTCTGCAGCGACTCATCGGTCTGGTTGCCATAACGGGCGATATTCATGAGCTCACATGGCGGAAAGTTCTTTCCTGCCGGAACTTCGGCATCAGGATAGAGGGTGACTTCGATGTAATTCTTAACCGCGTTGACGCTGTTGACTCTCATCCATGAGGTGTAGTAATCAGCCGAGGTGCCAGAATTGGCTGCCGAGGCGATGTTGTTGACCACGCCCTTGATGACGTTGCCCACATGCTGCGCCGTGAAGTATCCACTATACTTGGAGCGGAGGTGTAAGCCATAGCAGTTATCGCCCAGACTGTCAACGCTCTCGATGGTGTCGCTTTCGGTGAAGAAAGTGTCACCCTCCTGCGCTGACAGGCGGTTGACAATCAGTTCCATGACCCGCATGTATGTGCGGACGGTGATGCTCTCAACCTCGGCATTGCCATTGGCATCGACCTGCGCGCCCTTGCCGTTGTACAGCCCGGAGACGAAGTCACCGAACTGTGCACCCGCCTTGAGCTGCGCCATCTGCTCGGAGATGAGTCCACGCAGGAAGGTAATCATGCCCTCAGCAGCATCATCATGCTGCCTGCTCAGATACTTGTCTGAGGTCTCATCGGCACAGAAGTGCAGCAGCGAGAGGAAGGCATTGCCTATGCGGTTTGCCGTGTTGGCCTGCAGGCGTCGCTCGTCTCTGATGCCCTCAAAGAGGGTCTGAAGGTTGCTCTTGTCTAATTTGTCTGCCATTTTTTTGTCTGCAAAGATAATATGCCGATGGAATCGGTAAAAATACGCTCCCTAGAGGTTGCGTGCGGCACCGATGCCTGTAAACATTTCCGTGATGGCTGATGCCATCAAGCCCTGATAGCGCTCTCCGTAGAATTCCGCTTCATGCTCATTGAGCTTCATCACCGAAGAATAATACTTGCGGCTGAACCAGTCGCGAGGTCCTTTAGGTTCACCACCGGCAACCCTGCCGCCCCATGCAGGACCCACCTTTTTGGGCTTGTCAAGTCCCTGCTCCTCTCGGTATTCCTCGCCGAGGAAGTTGAGATCTCCACCGTTGATGCGTCGGATTTTAGCTCCCTGGCTCCAGCGGTACCACTCATGAGCCGGACCAACGCCTGCTGCAACATAGATACCGTACATGAGGAAATTATGCTCAATAGTCGTTGTCGAGCCCTGCTCGATATGCGCCTTGATGCTGCGGTAGAGTGCTCCGGTGTCGATGGTACGCAGCCGCTCCATGCGCTCCCGCCAGAACTCGCCCATGGAATCAGCCCAACCATGCTCGTACTTGAGCAGGTCGTCTATGGTTGACTGGTCTGCCATAGGCTCTCGTCGTACTGAATGTCGATAGGTTCGTCTGATGTGACCATGAAGTAGAGTCCTGTGACGCCATTCATGGACCATCTGCCCAGCTCGCTCGAATAGACCTGCGTGAGGTCCAGGAACTCCATCTGCCCGTCGTATGCCTCACGGCTCTTGTCGTGAAGCATGCGGCTGAGGAACTGGCGGAAGATGTAGCGGCAGATGTTAAGCTTCTGCTCTCGGTCTGCCATGTCATCGTGTCGGTACCCTGCCAGGATCCAGACGGTATAGACGTTGCGGTCGAAGAAGCCCTCTCCGACGGAATGGGTGTTGCTGTCAACGGTGTCTGACACCATGATGAAGTTGGATGCCTTGCGGAACTGCTGCATGACTCCCTGGATGGAATCGGGTCCGGAACACTCTGTTGCGACAAAATTATAATCCCTGCAGGTTCTGCATTCGGCAGCCAGCTGCTTGAAATATGCGATGGAATCGAAGTTTTTTACTGTCATGTGCTATGAATTTAACTGTTTTGCCTGTTGCGCTCCTTGAACTCCTCTGCCTCCCGTGCCTTGTTGTCAAGCTCTGTGAGGGCAGCCCAGCAGTCGGTATTATAGACTGCCTGCTGTTTGGTCACGTCGCCATCGGTGAGTGCCCTGATCTGCGCCTGCATGGCAGGAAGAATGTCCACACGGCGCAGCTCTCCACCCTCTCTTGCCGGTTTGAAGAAGTGAGGGAAGTTGGCGGCGAAATACTCCTTGACGCTGGAGAACCACATGAAGACGCTCAGAAGCTCATAAGGCTCAAAATGGGCGGTTTCATCGGCAGAACCATCTGCGGTTCTGTACATGAGGTGCGCCATCTTGCTGAGGTACTTGCCTTCCTGGTTAAGCATGAACAACTGGTAGTTCTTCTCGATATTGAGGTAATCGTAGAAGCTGACATCATGAAGCATGCTGTCAACTGCTGTTAGTAGAACGTCACTTGCTCTCTGCAAAGGCCGAAAATCGGTAAATTTGTCGATGAAATCGAAATTTTTGAGAAGCGATAGAATCTCGGCGGTGCTAATGTATAGGACTTTCCTCTTTGGCATTTCACCGGGAACGGAACAGAGCACGCTGCATTTCCACCCTGTACGGGTGTGCTTATGTACTTCAAGACCGCAGAATCTAACCAGGAGGTGGCATTTGGCGACAATCTTGTCCCTATTCGAAGATAAGATGTAGAGGACATAGCGCAACTCATCCTCTGAAAGTTCCGCCCACGAGGACGGCGCCTTGAAATTGAACTCTTGTGTACCATCTTTATGAATTAAAAACGAAGGCAGGTTTTGATTTTTCATTGTTGAACTCTTTGAAATGGTTTGCCTTATATGCCGATGAATCCGCATATATTGGGAATTTATCGAGATGTGCATCTAAGTATCTGAGCAGTCTCGCACGCTCGTTGGAGTATGCCGACAGCATGTCGTTGGCCAACATGATCAGGCAGCGGCTCAGCATGAGGCGCACGCTGCCCTCAAACTCATTGCCCTCTCTCACACCTCTGACCAGACACATGATGTCATCCATCTGTTCGTCGGACACCAGTTTGCGCAGGGTGGCATCTGCCTCCTGCATGGCTGCCAGCTTGGCCATCCAGTCCTTGGAAGTCATGCTGGTCTGTCTCGTGAGATAACAATAACCCTCCATGCTCCACAGAACCGTCTGGATGCCCTGCTTTGCCTGTAGGGTGCTCCCCCAGCCTGGTACATCGGTGAGATGAGCCATGACTGTGTCCTGAGCCACGATGAGGGCTATGCGGCATTGCTCGATGAGTGCCTCTACTCTGGAGGAACTGGCTGGAGTGACCTCATTGTTGGCCACAACGCCAAAGCCTGTAGGCGTAAGCACGAGGTCGAGGTGTCTGACTACGCCGAGGAAGGCATCGAGGCATACAGCCTTGATGACTGCTTCACGCAGGTCGTCGCTGGTCTCCAGTGCCGCCTCGCCTACCTCGCCCAATATCTGCTGGCAGAGCCGCAGATAGGACTCCTTAAAATGCGGTTCCACCGACTCGAACACCTCAGAGTGCGAACTGGTGGCTGCAAGGATGCTCTGCTCGAAGTCATCCTTGCTGATCTGAATCTTCATTGTTGCCATTGTTTGAAACTATTGATGTCTGTTGATCCTTATTCTTGTCTAGTGTCGTGAGTTCTATCATCGGCACATCTACGGTTACTCCTCGGTCGGCATAGCCATTGTAGTGGGAGATGACGTGGTAAGGCTTGCACATGATATCATGGCAGGCCTTCTCGAGCGACTGCTTGAGGATGAAGAGTTCGCGCTTGTCTGAGCCGGAATTGTTCATCTGGCTCTTACCCGGTGTGGCTCCGATGAGGTTTGGATGCACGCCCAGCGAGAAGCAGAGAGCATTGGATGCCTCGCTCATGTCGTCAGCCCAGTCGCCACCCTCCTTCTTGCTGCCCTCGGAGAGGTTGATGATGCGCACCATGCGCTGCTCCTTGCCGTTTGGGTCGAAGTAATAGCCCGTGATGAGTGCCTTGCCTGCATTCTCCGGACCGCACACGAAGTTGATGATGTTGTCCTTCTCCTGCAGGATGCGCTCCTTGCGCTTATCCGGGTCGATGATGTCCTCGTTGTTGCAGAGTTCCTCCCAGTAGTCGCGGTGCACCTCTATCTGGATGCGAGGAGCGGAGGTGTTCTTGATCATGTAGCGCTTGCCGATGCCGATGAGACGGTAGATGTCGTACCAGGCATCATCGAATATGCTGGCATAGTATGGTATCGGATAGTACTGCAGTCCGGGTGTCGGGATGCGTGAAATGATGGCAAACTTGCAGTCCTTGCCCATCTCAGGAGCCTTGCCCCTGATGCCGGTGTAGGGGTCCGGAGCCTTTCCCATGCGCGCCATGAGGTCGCCCAGCGGGTCGTAGAGGTCGAGCAGCGGGATGACTTCGGTGTGGACCGGCGACATGACGTTGCGGAAGTCTCCGAAGAAGACATGCTCTATGCGCCCCTTGTCATTGGGTACCTGCAGTCGGCAGTAGGAAACGTCCTTGTGGCGGATGTTGACTATCTTGGAGTGGTCACGGCTCAGGATGATGACCTCTACCGACCAGAAGAAAAACTTCATGTCGGTGGCTTGCTGCATGAAGACCTCGTGGATGGAGTTCTTCAGGCAGAAGTCGCGGATCTCTGCGTCGGTGGTGTCCTGCTTGGTCTCCCTGTCCATGAAGCGCACTCCCTGGCCGTAGCAGCACTGCACGTTGAACGCCATGGCACGCTGCGCCACCATGTTGCGGCGCAGCAACTGCTGCAGGATGTATGGCATGTCGTTGTCATCGCCATAGTTCACATACTCGAAGAGCTTGCCGTCTGAAGTCTCCAGGATGCCCGTGGTGGCATCGCCCACCTCTCCGGAACCCAGGAAACTGGTGTCCTGCCCATACTGCTGCTCGATGGTGGTGGAGTCTGTAACCCTGCTCACGCCCTCTGCCACGAGGGCGTAGCGGCTGTAGGAACCGCTGGCTCCCACTTGCTGAAGCTGATATTTTTTCTGTTTCATGTCATAAATATACTGGTAAGCCCAGGAACTGGTGAATGTAGATGTCCGGAACGGTGCGAACCTCGGCATTTGCCGGGTTGACGAGACGGTGGAAACCGCCACGCCAACTGCTGCCCCTGACCAGCCATCCTGTATAATCGACGGTCTCGCCGTCTGATGTCCACGCCTTCAGGTTGATGGTGGAGCGGTCTCGCTCTGCCTTGGCCAGGAGGCGAAGCACCTCTGTGAGGTGGTAAGCCGTACGTCTCATCAGTTGAAGGTGTTATCAAAGGTGTTGTCGAAGATACGGCCGGCTCGCTGCAGGTCAAGCACGTTGTGCTGGCGCTGGGCGTAGGTGTAGCTGAAGGTGAAGCGTGGCACGCTGTCGCGCAGGTTGTCACGCTTGGACTTGGAGTCTGAGAGGGTGACACGCTTGCCCACCTTGGCAACGCCGCCGATGAAGTTGACCAGATAGACCTCGTCTGAGCGGAAGAGGTCATCTGCCCAGTTGGCCATGTCCGTGCCCAGATAGCCCGTATCGGCGTTGAAGGTGCGTTGCTCGGTGATGCGGTAGTTAACCCTGATGCCGCCCATGTAGGCTGCATCGCGGGTGTACTGCGGATCAACCTCGTGCTTGCCCGTGCAGTAGATGAGTTCCTGGCAACCGAACGAGTTCGTGAAGAGCAGAGTCGGTGCCACGTCACGCTCCTCGCTGTCTATGATGAGGGTCATGGAGCGTGAGCCTGCCTCTACCACGTAGTAGAGAAGGTCGGTGCCCTCGGTCTCGAAACGAGACGGAGAAACGTCGATGGTAGTGTAGATTTCATTGCCGCCGACAGCTGGTGCGGTAAACGGTTTCGTAGATTTGTCGGCGTAGTGTGCGGTGACTGTTGCCGAGTCCTTGCCCATGTAGTGAAGATACTCCAGTCGCCCCATGTAGGTGGTCTTGTGCCCCTCCAGCAGGGTGAGGAAGTGGGTATTGAGGAATGTAGAGCAGTCCACGCCCACGATGTCCACGGTGGAATAGTAAACCTTCAGGGTGGCTTTCTGCGTATCGGTGACTGTAGCCGAGTCGGTGTCTCCGGATTCCGGAACCTGCTCCTCGGCGATGGTGATGGTGGCTGTGACTGCCAGCCTCCGGCGTGCATAGGGACGGAAGATATCGGCAAGGTCGCTCACGGTGACCTCTCCATCGGCTGGATAGAGATACTCATCGTAGATGATGTCGTCACCTATCTGGATGGTGACGAGCAGGCGCGTCTTGGCCGTGAGAATATCGATGTCGGGGAGGTTCTCAAGGAAGAAGCTGCCCGACGGAAGTGATGTGATGGTCATATATTATCTTTTTTTGTGCAAAGATAATATGGAGGGGATCAAAATAAAAATACGGCTGACTACCCTCACGGGCGGCCAGCCGCTTCAAAGCTTTTCAAACTTTGTAAAATTTTTCGTGCTGCAAAGGTACGAAAAACTATTCATAATACATGGTAGTACTTGAAATTTATATGAGTTTTTAACTTAAACCAGGCTATCCGGCTTGACAACTCTCTCCCATATAGCCCATGCCACGGTGCCGTCTGGCTGCGTGGCTACCTGGTAGTCATGCGCCTGCAGGTACTGGTTGATGGCTTCTATACTGACACCGCCCATGTCATCAAGTTCCGTGGCGATGTCCTGGGAGGTCTTGAAACTCTTCTTGTAGTCGAGACCGGTGTCTGCATCCTTCATAGGGAGGTTGCAGCGGAAATGGAAGTAAGCGTTGAGCAGATCCTGCTCAAACTGCTCGCTGTCGAAATAATCTGTATTTCTTGGCATAATATTCTTTTTTAAAGGTGAAACTTAAATATCGTCTCCAGGGTGCAGGCGGTTCAATGCCGTCTCATAGAGGTCAACCCAGTAGCCCAGACGGGATGCCCAAAGGTCGTATTTGGTCTGAAGTCTGGTAACACGGATCTCCTCTCGCTCCAGTTCTCTGAGGTATCTGCCGACAATGCGGTGGCAGTCCTGATTAACACAGTATCTTGACTGAATCTTGGCGTACTCCACGAGCTTGTATAGCTCCTTACGCTTGATATCAAGCTCCCACCAGCGTCTTTCGAGCGCAGCGCGAATGCGACGGCGGCGGAAATATAGCAAGAGAACGTCTCTCTTGACTTTCTTCTTATTCTTTTTCATGCCTAATCGTTGTTTATGGTTTTCCACTTGGCCAGAGTCATATTGTATGGCTCAACCTCTTTAGCTCCGTATCTAAGAGCATAATAGCGATGATCATACCATCGGATAATAGTCTGCTTGTGTGACGCATCATCGATGAAAACAACAGAACCCATTGTATTGTAGTTTCTCTGAAATTTGAGTTCCACCTTATGGGCGTTCATACTTTTGCCAATATTCATGAAGTACTTGCACTTGCTGATGTCCTTGGTTATCAGCTTTGCTGTGCGTCTTCTGCGGTTTCTACTTTTCTTCATCACTCACTCCTCCTTTCTTGTCTTTGGTCCAGCCTGGGTGCAGGAGTTCTGCTTCTGCTCCCGTAAGTCCCCCCCGCTTCTCGGTATCTCTCAAAGATGTTATGGCGGTCGCTCTGGATGGTATTGTTGTTGAGTGTCCAAAGATTAGTCTCCTCGACCTTCGCCTTGTCTCTGCGAAATCCTGCCTCGTTGCGATGCATTCTGCATTCACGGAGTGCTTCCTGATATTCTTTCTTGGCATCCTCGAAAGCATTACGGGCACGGCGGTAGTTTTCCCCTGCTTCATCCTCCATGCGTTCAATACTGCCCAACGAGCTCTCGTAATTCCGGCTTATAACTTGCAACTCTGCCTGGTGGCGCTTGCGCTCGTCAGCAGCTCTCACGATGTTCTCCTCCAGCTGAGCATGAAACAGCTCTGTAGTCATTCTGCTCACCATTATGCTACCTCCCCTCCGAAAATGAAACCACCAATCATGACCATCGCCATCACAGCTGCGAAACCAACCATGGTGAGCACAACCTCTCCATAGGTCACGGTCTCATCGCAGAGACAGCTGAAGGTCTCGCTCTTGGTCTTGGCGAGCTTCTTGATTTCACACTTGAGGGTATTGATACCCTCCTCAACGCTGATGCCTGCAGGTCTCACCTGCGCATCACTTAATAAAATAGAATTCTGCATATTGCATCATCTTGTTAGCATTAACAGCCGATTGTATAAAAGGGTGGCGGCTGCATTCCCCGTTGCTAACAAGATGATGGCTTATCCGAGAGGACAAATCAAATCTTACGGTTCATGCAGCCGCCATGTATTGGGCATATCTATTTTCCCAGTTGGAAAAAATTATTTTCCCAGTTAGAAAAAAGATTTTCCTAGGCATAAAAAAAGCCTGCGGCTAGAAGCCATAGGCGAAACGGTCGCCCTGCCGGATAGACTACTATCATCTTGTTAGCGATGGCAAAAGTACGAAGAATATTTGGAACCGCCAAAAAAAAAGCGAGAAATTTTAGAAGAATCTGCAGGGAATATGTTTTAGAGCATAAAATCGGGGTGATTTGAGGAATGGAAGTGTAATGAAGTGGAAAGAAAAGGAATGAAAACGGAAAGATTTCCCCGATATTCTCCAATTTTGCCCGATATTCTCCAATTTTCTCCGAAATTCTCTGATTTTCTCCAGGAACGACCGCAAAAACGACCGAAAATGACCGAAAACGACCGCGAAAACGGGTCATCTGGCTAGAGGTTGAGGAATGAAAAGGAAAGAAAAGGAATAAAAAGGAATGATTTTCCACGCATTTTCCGTGAAAATTCCACTAAATTCCACTAAATTCTCCGTATTTCTCTGTTTTTCCACGGATATTCAATAAAATTCCACGGAATCTCAATAAAATTCCGTATATTTGCATCGGTTTAACGAAATAATATATATTAAGGTATGGAAAGAAAAGAGTATATGAACTTGGAGAAGCGCATAACACTTCTCCAAATGACGGTAAATATTCTCGTTGTTATCTCTATTATTCATGGAATAGTGTTAATATTGCTGCAATCACCCCATCTAAGCGTGGTGCTATCCACCCTATTAAAGCAATTAAAATAGAGACGATAACACTTATCTTAGTCCATTTAAAGCTTTGCTTTTGCAATATCAGGTTCTCATCCTCTTTAGATTTCTTCTGACGGTATGGGTATCCTTCAATGCTCTCCATTATCATTCTGTCGTAAGTCTGCATATACTTCACACCCTTGTCCAGTATATGCCACATGCCCTCAGACTCCTCGATGTAGCCCTCGTTGGCCAATGGTGGAAGTAGGAACCTCAAGTCAACATCATCAAGCTGGTTGTCAACCAGCGAGCTCCAGAGCTGCGCACGTGACTTGTCGCCCTTGATGAGCTCTCGGAGAACCAGACAAGCCTGCCTGCAGGTCTCAATATCTTGTAGTAACATAAAATTATCTTTTATACAACTATATCAAATATATGTGAATAATAAGTCCCCGGCACGGAATCGTGTCGGGGACGATGTGTTAAATAAAGATAGCCTAAATAGCAAGGCTAAGCGAGACCCATGATTTGAGCCATAGTCAGTTCCTTGACCTTCTGCTCTGTGGTCTTAGCCATGTAGCCCACTGCCACGGCAAAAGCCTTAGGGTCTGACTCCTTGAGTGCATCCATCTGACGGCGAACCTCCGCCTTATCCTCTGCGGTCTTGGCAGCTCTGTTTTGTGCAGCCAAAGCCTTCACCTTATCAATCATCTCTGTATATTCCATTATCTTCTGCATGTAAATCCTCTATTAAATGTCCCCGACACGGAATCGCGTCGGGGACGGTTGTGTGAACAGATAACCCTATGCTAACTGCAAAGAGCTAATGCGTTGTCCAATCTCCTGGACGGCACGATTGAAAATATCTTTCTGCTCGGAATTGAGCGTGTAAACATGACCGCGAACCTCTGAGCCATTGAGACGCTGAGAGAGCCATGCTGCGCTTTTGCCGAAGTAATTCTGTGCGATGTAACGAAGTGGCAGCAACTTGTAATCTTCCTCTGCAAGCTGCTCACGCAAAGTCAGAACTTCACTCTGAAGCTGCTCCATCTTTTGGTTGATGAAAGCCTTTGCTTCCTCTCTATCACTATCATCAGCATTTAATTTGATGTAGTTTAAAATTTCTGTTTTGCGAGCTTCGCTCTTTTCGTCTTCCTTGCCTGCAAGAGAAGCGTATTCCTTAAGTAAATCCGTATTATTATTCATATCTTTTATTTTTTAAATCCCCTCCCGAAGGAGGGGTAAGTTTTTACTTCTTTTTTCTTTTCTTAATCAGAACTGAAAGCTGGTCTAAAACGCTGTCTGTAAACTTCCAATAAGTTTTATCATCAATGTTGTAAGCCTTTCTCAGCCTGATGTAATCACTTAGCAGTTTCTTCTTAATTCTAATCTGCTTTTCTAGCTCTTCTTCATTCATCTGTTGAATTTTAAATTGTTAAACATCTAGTTATCTATTCACGATGCAAAGGTACATAAAATTCTTTTAATAACCAAATAAAACATAAACTTTCTTTTATGATTAACTCATTTTTAACATTTCACCCCCATCAAACACGGTTTTTACCTCTTTTTCTCATCATTCTTGAATGATGTCAAACAATGTTATTACCGCTTTTACCCCGAAATGAAATGTAGGGGTTCGCTCGAAAACGGCTCGTTTCTTGTGGCAATTTCATGGAAATTGGCATAAGTAGCCGTTTTCGAGCGGGCAATCAATGGCAATTGATTGCAAAATTTGGGCATTTTGCACAAATTTTCCACGGTCATTTTTGCCAACTTGTTGAAAATCATGGATTTTTGAAAAGTTGGAGCAAAAAAGGGCGTGCTTTGCTGTAAGCATAGCCCCCACCGCCCTACGCTCGGAGGCAATTGCCACGGCTGACTGGAGCGGTATATGTAAGGGATTTTTCATGTGGCAATTGCCCCTTTCCCCGACTGCTGCCCCGAATTGCCATCGCTCTCGCTATCTCTATCCCCCCCTTTATCCGCGGTTATCAGCAAGATTGCAAGAAAGAGAAAGGGCAACGTGTTCCTATCACGTTGCCCATGGTTCCTATAGTCTGCCCTTGTCGTGATAGCTGTAGAATGCTCCATCTGTTACTATCACATGGTCCATAAAGAAGAGGCGCATGACTTGACAAGCCTTGGCTATCTGCTGGGTCAGCACATCGTCCGCCTTGCTTGGCTGCGTGTTGCCAGATGGGTGATTGTGCACGAATGCCATGATAGTTGCACCGCTCAAGACTGCCTCCCTCATGAGGATACGTATATCCACGGATGTCTCAGTTATCCCTCCCTCGCTCAGTTTCACGCTCTTGATGAGTCTGAAATTTTGGTTCATAAAGATGGCGTGTGCCTGCTCCACCTTTAGGTCTGCCATCTGCGGAAGCATGTAGTTGTATATGGCTAGACTGCTGCCCATGTCGGGCTTGCTGCCCAACTTCTCCACTGCCCTGCGCTTGCCTAGTTCCAAAGCTGCGAGTACTGCCAACGCCTTGCAGTCGCCTATTCCCTGCACCACCTGCATATCGTCCATGGATAACTTTGCAAGGTTACTGAGATTGTTGTCTGCCATGTTCATCAGTTGCCTAGCCTGGCTTAGGCTTTCGGCTGTTCCTGCCCCTCTGTTGATTACCATGGATAACAATTCGGTGTTACTGAGTGAATCGAATCCGTAATTAGCTGCCTTGAACTCTGGGCGCTCATCTGCTAGTATATCATTGTACTTCTTCATGTTACGCTACTTTTTTATAGTTGTTGTTTGATTTATTGTTGATATTAACACCCTGTGGGAAACATCTCTTTGAGTGTGCCACTGCCTCATAAAAGCCTTCTGCCATCTCCTGCAACACGCCTCTGTTGCTTATTGGGTCGTGATGGATTGTGCGAGCCAAAAAGATTTCTCTCTCCACATAAGCACCTGCCGCCTCCAACTTTCTTCTGAAGTCCTCGATGGTCTTGCCGCTAGTCAGCAGGTCGTCGAATAGAATGACCTGCTTGCCCTTGAAGTACTCGCCATCTACTGAAACGTGATAAATGTCCTCGTTAACAACGTGGCTGCCTCCGTTGTGGGTTGGCTTGCGCTCTCCGAAGATGTGAACGTGCTCGTTTGCGGTCTTGATGCCTGCTGCATTGAGGATGGCTGCAAGATAGCCGAATCGCTTGGCATACTTCCATTGTGTGCTGCATGGAGCAAAAACTACAACGAAGTCCTCTAAGATACTGCTATGCTGCTTTGTAAGATAGCGAACTAGCCACTCAGCGCAGATTTTTACCGCCTCCTTATCGCCTGCCTTGAAGTCGTAAACGAAGCGGTTGTTTGCCATCTGCCTAGCCTTATCTACGCAAAGGTTGATGTAAGCGTTTGGAACGTACTCAAAGAAATAATTCTGTCTCATATCGAAAAATTTTATAAAGTTTGAAATTGTATTCTGGTAATGTTTGGGAGTCCAGAGATTTTTCCCACTCCTGCTGTGGAGTATTTTTTTTAATTGCATTCCGTTCAAAGCCCGGTGTGCCCTTTCGATTTTTCCTATGCTTCAAAATGCGCTGGCAGAGGCAAACAGGTGTGGGGTTCTGTGTTAACAAAAGGTAAAGGTTTAGTGAAGCGTGAAGAACCTTTGGCTTTTGTTAACCCAGGTTCATACACAGGTTTGAATCGCCAGAAGCTACCTTTGCATAGGAAATTTCGGATGGGAACACATGACGGGCGGCGGAGAATGCAATAAAAAAAGTACGGAACAGCATCAAACTCACCATCGGAGATACCGCTTTCTCACACATTTAGAAAGAAAAAAGGCTGCCTACTCTCACGAGCAAGCAGCCAAGGAATCATAAAATAAATAAAGAATAAACTACATTAAAACTATATAAATCATTATCGAAAAAAGCCTATCTAGGGTAATAGTTGCTCATGCCTCCCGTGTAGAGGACGGTCTGAGGGAACTTGTCCACACCAATGCAGACGGTATCGAATGCATCGGAGAAGTCTGTGCGGTTCTCCAGCCTGTCCTCGTCTGTCTCAACGAGTTTCTCTCCTCGCTTATCCTTGCCGTTGTTGTAACAGCCGGCACTCTCGATGGAGATGATCAGGTCCTCGTTATTGTCCTGGTTGATGAGAACCATGTGGCGCGCATGTCCCTTGAACATGCGGTCTATGAGCAACTGCTTCTCAAGATGGTTCATCGGCTTGCCGATGTAGACCTCCGTAACGAGCCATCCATTCCTTCGCAGCACCTTGGTGATAATCTGGTAGAACTTATCGTTGTGAGTTGCATAGGAGTTGCCCACAAAGGTGGCATCGTAGTAAAAGATGACTCGCTTGTTCTTGAGATACTTGTAATAATCGCAGAAGTCCTGAGCCAGCTCAGGCAACTTCCGGTCATACTTGACATAGAATGAGTTGACGATGCGCAACTTGGTATCAGAACCCACCTGCCCGACTACGAGACAGTTGATGTTGTTGTTGGCATCGCAGCCGATGATCAGCGGTAAACCGTCCTCCAGGTCGCCATCCATGCGGCAGTCTGGCTTGTCGTGCTTAGGGTCGAACTTATACTGCAGGTCATTGAGGAACCTGGTGTTCGGTGCCGTATAGAAGTTGCGATCCTCATCAAGCCCGGAGTAGAAACCATCCTGTGCAATGCCTACATGCTGGCACATGATGCTCGTTAGGAAGGTCATCTTTGGCAGGTCTCGCTTCATCTGTCTGATGAAGTCCTCGCCCAGAACTGCGAGGTTCTGAATGCTCGAGCACCTGGAATACACCAGGGCATAGGAGCGGAGGGAGTGCAGAACCTTCTCGTATTTCTGCACCTGCGACATGTAGTAATCGTACCGCTCTGGGTGAGCAGCCAGCTTGTGTCGGATGCTGTGCAGATGCACCAGTACCGTCTCGAGAGTAGCTATCAGCTCCTTATCCATCTTCTTCTCCCACGACATGAACCAGGAACCTTTCTTTGTTGCTGAAGTATCTGAAGTAATGGTCAGACCATGGTGGAGACAGCAGTCACCGAACAACTGCTTGTTTCCACGGTTGGCAGGGAGCGTCTCATTGTTTAGCTGCTCCCAGTCGATGAACTTCGCCTCGTCTATGAAGACATGGTCGAGTGAGAGAGAGTTGGAGGTACCGCTGCGGTCCTGAGAGATGATGTTGAGGTAGCTGCCATTATAGAAGGCTACGGTATTTTCCCAGTTCATGGGCTGGAAATGTGGTTCCTGCCAATGCAGCGCCTTCCATGGTTTCTTGCCCACTATGTAGTGGACATCTCTCTTGTATCCCCACTCCTCGAGGTGTACCAGAGCAGAAGGAAGGATGTTGGTCTGGCATCGCTTGACCGATGGCGCTACCATGCCCAGGCATGAACCTGGCATGTGCTGAACAGCATAGAGGATGCGGCCAGCCTCGACCACACCCTTTCCTGTTCCACGGCCCCATTCGCAGACCAGCGTCTTAGGCATGAGCTGCAGGACGCGCGACTGCACGTCGTTGAAAAATAACTCCTTAGGTCTTGCTGTCATCATCTGGCGGAAGTTCTTCGAAGTCAGCATCCTCGATGTCCGGCATCGAGTAGCGCTTCTCCATTTTTTTGATTTTTGCACGAAGATTTGGAATCTTCTGCAAACCGATGACTGTCGGATCATCTGTCATGCGGAACTCAACAGGAACAATCTTGTCAAATGCCAACTCTGGCTCATCAGGCGTGTCTGTTCGGTTGTTCTTGATGCGGTTTTTCTGCATCACGGCAAGCGCCCGGAAGTCGCCGGCAGCCTTGGCAGCCTTGCGGTCCTCGTCTATCTCCTGGTTGACCTTCCATCGCCAGAACTCCTTTGATGCCGCATTGAGATTACCGAGCATAAGTTGGCAGAGATGAATATCATCGTAAGCCTGGCTTTCGCTGACCCCGAACATCGCCTTATCCTGGTCCACCATCTCCCGGACGGTAAAGCGTGGATAGCGCAGCCAGAAGGCGTAGCAGCCACGCAGCCGCTCCACTCTCGCCTTGACGATGGCAGAGATGTGAAGTTCCTGAAGCTCATCCTCGTTGAGAGGCATGTACTTCATGTAGTCATCAATGTTGACTGGTAGACTCATATCTAACTGAGGTTAGCCATAATCTGCGAGAGTTGCGACATGATGGACTGGTAGGCTCCAGGAGAGCCAACCTTGGCGAGCGCTATATTGTTGATGCGTAAATCATTAGCGGTCTCCGCTAAACCTTTAAGGTAGCGGTGTCGATAGGGTGAGCGCGGTTCCTGCAGCTCCAACTGCATGGCCATGGCTTCGTCGGGAGGCAGTTCCATCATGATGGGCACTTCTTCGACCGGTGTCATGGTCTTTGCCAGGTCATAGACCGTCTGCAGATAAAGTTCACTCTCTTCCAGATAGGGATATTGTTGTCGTATCATCCAGCAAATTATTTAACATGTTATTGAGATTGAGATAGACATCTCTGTCAGTCGTGATGAACGTGCACTCAGCACGATCACCATAGGTCTGGTTCTGAGATGTTATCACAGAGACTAACCACTCGTTGTTAGCAACGAGCATGACCTTGGAGTGGTTGAGCGTCAGTTTTACTTCATCAAAAGCCTCTGTCATCAAGCGACTTAGCTTTAAAGTTTTACTTGAAGCTTTAATATCCGCAACCAAAACTGAGGAGTCAACCAACCCTCGCTTGCGAAGGTTGATGACTCCACAGAGGAAGGCTTCGGATGTGGAGAAGGTGGTGACGGCAATGTGCGCTGCACCTGTCTGCTCCAGAATCCACCCCAACAGACCAAGGGTGTGAAGACCTTGGCCAAGGAAGACCTGCGAGCTACTCTGCTGAAGCGGCTTCAGGACTTGCTGTATCTGCTTCGCCCTCATCTGTAACCTCCTCTTCTGCACTCTCTGGCTGCTCCTCGTCATCGTCTGAAGCCTGCTGCTCAACGGTTATGCCAGCCTGCTGAAGCTTTGCGATGGTATCTGCGGTGATTTAAGCCTTTGCTGTAATCAAGAGCTGCACACGCTCATTGACCTTAGCTCGCAAGGCATCAGCCTTGTCTGTGTTGCCAGCCTCCGCGAATCCAATGAGTTGGTTAAGGTTCTTGGTGATGTAGGAGCGAGCATTGCCTATCTGCTTTGAGGTGATGTCAGCTACTGGCTGCTCATCCGCTTGCTTCTCCTCGGCATCACCCGGCTTGGCATGGTCGTAGACGTCCATGGACTGCTTGTATGCATAGTACTCCTCCTTGAGTGTAAGGAGCATACGTTTGAAGTCTTCGTCGGCAGCATGCAAGCCCTCGTATCTGTCACATGACATGTCGTAAGCTTTGCAAGCCTCAAAGTGCTCCTTGATTTTCTTCCACAGAGCGCAGTTGTTTTCCCAAATAGCCTGGATGTTATCTGGCAACTGGTCATGGTCTGCTCGTTGGCCCTTGGCTACGATGGCTGAAGGCACGATGGAATCGAGGTTTTCTGACTCCACGACCGGAAGATGAGGTGCTAGCTGCTTTGCAATCTTGTCTGCTTCTGAGGTCTTGTCAACCGCAGTCTGAAGAACTGGCGTGACTGCCTTGTCATAGTTGCGGACATCATCGATGGTCATGCCTTCGATGCGATAGTTGAGATGCTTCTGCAGCTCATATTTGAGCAACTCGAGTTTGCCCTGAGGGTCAAAGTTGATGAGTTGATAGAGGTGGCGGTTATTATTCATCTGAAGGAGGAGCAGCGCTCCCTCCCTGATGTTGGCATCGGTATGCTCGCAGTCAAACCACTTCTTCAACTTCTCTGTGAATTTCGGATCATTCATAAAAAAAGAAAATTAAAATGGCGAGGCGAGCTCATGTAAGCATCGCCCCGCCACTGATAGTAGTTATGTAGGAAAATCGAATCTCATTGTTAATGGCCGTCTGTACTAGCAGCGACCTCCACCGGCTTGCAATCCTTACCAGAGATGGTACCTTCAGCAGTTGTGAGGGTACCGAAGTAGAAAGGAGGCATGGTCTCGCAGTTGACAGAGATTTCCAGCGTGGTATTAGTCTCGTCTGCAATGCCTGCACCAGAAGACTGAGAAGGTGTCACGTCGACCTCGAAGGTCTCGTCACCGAACTGACGAAGCTTGCCGTTGCGCTCAGGAATCATGAAGATACCATCTTCATTTAGAAGCAGAGAAGCGAGTGCAGACGCTTCCTCCTCTGTACCTGGGAGGACGGCTGTTGCCTTGAGGTTCATGGTCTTGCAGCCATGCTCACCCTGCGCCTCTGGCGAGAAGGAACTCTTGTCTGTGATGAAGGCAATCTTAATCCAGTTCTTGTCTGCCTGAATGGTGTGGCTATCCTTGATGACGAGATAATCCTTGAGTGATGCTGCAGTCTCCTTCTGTGGCTCTGCAAACTTGGTGATGTAACGACGTGGAATGAAGAAGCCGTAGGCTCTGGTACCCGGCAGTCGCTTCTCTCCAGGACACTTCAACACATCCTCATAAAGGCCTGTGGTTGAAGCACATGTTTTCTTTGTTGCCATATATCAATATATAATATAATGTATAACCATGGACAGCTATCCCCTACTCTGAAGGGATAGTGTCGTAACCGAAGAGGATGCGCTCCTTGGAAATCGTCTCAAACTGAGTACCGAAGTACATGGTTGCCACGAAGTCAACCAGGAAGTGAGAGTCAAGAGAACTCTCTACACCAAAGTTTGCCTTGTCGCCATCGGTGGCCAAACCGATGAGCATGTTGCTGCCAGGAGTGATGATCTTGTAACCCGCAGGAACGTTGTCAAGACCCACGAGGGTGCAGTTGCTGGCACCATCCATCTTGTTGTGGTTGAACTCATTGTTCCAGTTAACGCTACCGTACTTATCACGATAACAGCGGCGGTAGAGCGTGAGTTCATGGCTGTTCATGAACATGTATGTATTGATGCCCTGCAGTTTAGCATCGGCAGCATCATAGAATGCTTCGACAGCATCGACAGCGTTGACACCAGTCATCGCGGTTGTATTGCAGAGGTTGCCCTTCTCAACAGCAATCGCCTTGGACTTGATTTCTGCATCGGAGATGGTCTTGAAACCATCAGCGAGGTCTGCGGTACCAGAGCCTGCTGGGTTACGCTTCATTGTGAAGAGGTACTTGAATAGTGCCTCACCTATCTTGCCTGCCAGGAACATTCCAATCAGTTTGGTGATTGGCTGGTTTTTGAGCGCTTCGCCCTGGAATACGTTGGAGCCATAGATAGACTCACGAACCTTATTTGGTTCAAAAGGCTTGACGCATGAACCAAGGAATGTCTCCAGGGTACGTCCTGTGATGGTTACGCCATTCTCATCCTTGCGAGTAAGAGAGTATGGCCCGAGCTCCATGTCGCCTGCGAGCTCTCCGACAGTCTCCTTGCCACGAACGCCCACGCGTCGGCTCATGAATTTTGCAGCCTCGTCAAGAGCGCGTACCGGCATCTGTATGATGTCCTTGCGGTACTTAGCGAAGCTGGTCTTCAGAGAATCAGGAGTAATCTGAATTGTATTGTCTAAAGCTGCCATTTTAATTGATCTGCTTCAAAGCTTTGAAAATTTCACCAGCGTCAACGTTGTCAACCTCCGGTGTGACGTCATCCTGGGTATCAGAACCCGGTGCGCCCTTGAGATCCGTGATCTCCTTATCCTTGTCCTGGATATCCTTGTCCTTCTGCTCAACCTTCGCCTTCAGGTCCTTGACCTCCTGACCGGCTTTGTCGAGCTCAGCGGACTTGTCATCCAAGTCCTTCTGTTTCTGGGCAAGAGCATCCTCGATTATCTGCATCTCTGCATCGGTGAGAGTAATCTTCTCATCAGTAACCTCAAAATCCTCCTTGCGATTGAGGAGGGTCTGAAGATTGAGGAATTTCTTCTTCATGTTAGAAATTTGAGTATTATTCTTGAACATATCTCTGAGTGTGGCGGCAACCTTCTCGAGAAATGTTTGGGATGGCTCATCAGCGGTCGCTCCAGGCAATGGCGGCAAACCCAAGTTGGAGCAGAAAGCATTGGTGAAGCGCTTGGAGAGATTGGTCTGACGCTTCTTGTCTTCGTCATCAAGGTCTCTGATCTCGTCTACGAGGCCCAACTCTAAAGCTTGCTCCGGTCGCAACCAATTCTCCTTGCCCATCTGCTCCAGCATCTCTTCGCTGGTCTTGCCTGAGCGTTTGGCATAGACGGAAGCGATAACCTTGTCGATTGTGTCGAGGTCATCGCGCTGCTTCTGCCAGAGTTTGATGATTTCGTCAAGCTTCTCCTTGTTGGCAGACTCCCAGACCGTGACTCCTGTGGAGGCATTGTGAATGAGCATGGTGCTGCCGACTGACATGTCTACATGTTTGGCACCCATGCACAAGACTGTAGCGATGGAAGCGGTCATACCCATAATGTGGACGTTGACATGTCCATGGTCCTTGATAAGTTGATAGATGGTTAAGCCTTCATCAACATAACCACCCGGCGAGGAGACGGCGATATCCACCTCCTCGTCAGGGTGAGCGTCAAGGTAGGCCTTGACATCCTTGGAACGTGTACCGTAGGTGCCAGACCACCAGTCGTAGCCGGCTCCGATGGTACCGCATATCATCATTCCGTATTTCATGCGCTTATCTTTTTTGATGCAAAGATAATATAGCAATTGCCAACGGAAAAATACGTAAATCAGGCTAATAAAGGTGCTTTTCGAGAACTTCCCCACTGAACCGTGTATTCGACCATGGTTGAAGATGCGAGGGAATCGGGGTGAACATCTGACATATTTATAATAGGATATGGACGCTCCTTGTTGCCGATGAGATAGCGCTTACCCTCGATGGTGGTGACCAGATAGGCATAATTGCCGCTCATGTCCAGGTCTTCGCGGCATGTGCGGAATGTAAGTTTATGGGTGTAGAACCGCTGACCATCCTCTATTTTGTCTGTGATTTCCAGTTTGGCAGGCTTCTGACACTTAACGACCGGCCAATCATAACTCTCGGGAATGTCAAAAGTGAGGTTGCCTAGCAGTGTTTCGAAAGGCAACTCGCT